GCTGAAGGTGACAGAGTTTGTCGGCCTTGTGAATCTGTAAAGGTGGCGCACAGTTGTTCTGAGCACTTCTATGAACATGGAGATGGTGACATGGCGATAGATAGCGTTCTGCAAACTATGGTTGTTAAGACCGTTGTTAGCGGGAGTGCTATCAAAGAGGAAGTTGAAGAGGCTTTAGTGGACATTCACCCTGAAATTAGCGGGCTTAAGTTGTTCGCTGACATAGCTCTTTTCATTCTTCAAGTTGGAATTGAAATCACTGGTGTGGTTTTAATGGGCGTCTCACAAGCTCAACGTTCTAAGGATGCTCTTAAACGAGAATCGTTAGATCCTTCCGAAGCAGTTCGTCCTGCAAAGGCAGACAAAGTGGAAGAAAATATTGTCGAGAAACGCTACACTTTCACCACTCGTCCTTCAAAACCATCATTAACTCACAAGGAAGCTGAGAACTTTTTACGTACCAAAGTTTCGAGGACCTGGGCGGATGAAATGGAAGAAATGGAAGGAGAAGCTAAACGTGTCATGCAAGGCCAAGCTGTCGCAGATGCTGCAGCTATGCGAGTTTTGGAATTGGCTGCCTCACAGACAGTTGAAATTTTAAACTCTGCTAATGTGTTGTTGTGCCATGGACTTTTGGTAAATCAACATATTGTAGCCACAGTCTCCCATGCTGGAAGAGAAATACTTGTCAGATGGAACGGAGTAACATGCACACCAGAAATTGTTGGTGTAGATCCTGTCCGCGATCTTATGATTTTGCGAACACCTGCTACTTTTCCTGCTGGAAAGACGATCACTCATCATCTCACAAAAGAGTGGTCAAACGATTTAAAATTCTCGCGCTGCACAACTGGACTATTGCGGGAAAAATTCCTGATGACAACCGATGGGTGTGTATTAGACAGGAAAACAAACATAATCGTTGATTCTGGTTGTGGAGCAACGGGTATTTTACTCATGGCTTTTGGAGGAGTTGACATTGCCGGCAACTACAAGACCGAAGACGGAGATTGTGGGAGCCCTGTAGTTTTTGTCAATCCTAAATTGAGTCAGAAACTGCTAGGTTTTCATTATGCAGCCGTCAATGATAAAGCTGCAGCTTGCATGCTCTATCAATCTGATTTTTCAGAGATGAAAGGTCAGGGAAAGGCATTAACTGTCTTGCCTTATCAAAAGATGGAACCGGTGTCGGGAGGGTTGCCGACATCGTTCAAATTGACCAACGTTGTTGGTTCAATTTCAGGAAAGAAACCCAACAACGACAAAACGAGGTTATGGACTTCTCCACTTCATTTGAAGAAATATGTTGCCAAATTCCAGCCTTCACCATTGACATGGCAAGATCCTAGAATTACAAAGCGCGACAAAAATGGACGAACTCCAAATCTCTATGAAATCAATGCCCTAAAATGGGATCATGAACAACCAGACATTGATGATTACCATATGCATGTTGCTTCTGAATGGTTGGTCGCTTGGCTCGAACAGGAGTTTTCGAGGGCCAATGTGAACTTAAAAGTCTTGACACTACAAGAAGCCATCAATGGAGCAACTGCATACGGAGATTCGAAGGGCATTGATATGAACTCTTCTACCGGCTATCCATACTGCTATACTTCGGCTTTTACGACGAAGAAAATGGCTTTCGACCAGATAGCTACTGAAACTAGACCAATTTACAAATTGAAGAAAGATGGCTTCGGGAAAGTCGTCTCCGATAATTTGTCTCAATTTCATGATGCATGCATGAAAGGTCAAAGAACTGCAATAGTCTACAACACTTGTTTAAAAGACTTTGTAATCTCAGTTGAGAAAGTGGCTGAAGGGAAAGCTCGTGCTTTCACTGCAGCCCCAATCGAATATGTGCTAGAGCATAGACGATACATGCACGCATTTTACTGCACTCTAGCACAACTCCATGGATCACTACCACCTAAGATTGGTTTTGACCCAGCGAGTTCAGAATCCAACGAACTTTTTCGATCGTTGCTTGAAGTAGGAAACATAGGCTTTGCAGCTGACTTCAAGAACTGGGATGGTTGTGTACCACGACGATTCCAGGAGGAGGTGACCGACGTAATTAACTCCCTCTATCGAAAATTTGACGTTGAATGGCTCCCTGAGCACGATGTTGTCCGCAAGGCAATTCGTGAATCGGGATGTGAGCACATTTTGGCTACTTACGAAAGACATATCGTTGAGTATCCCGGAGGAATGCCATCAGGACAACCAGGTACTTGTCCCGACAACTGTCTCATCAACATGTTGTACCATCTATATGCATGGTCTGTCATAACTCTCGACACAGCAGAACACAATCTGCGCTCTTTTCGCCTTCACGTGCGAATGGCTTGTATGGGTGATGACGTCATTGAGACTGTCTCCCCAATTGCAAGAGAGCGAATTGGATATACCTTCAAAGCTTTTGCTAAGGTCATGGTGAGCTTAGGATTGGAAATCACACCAGCTGATAAATTATCAGATGATTTTTCCGATTTGCCGCTCGAGAAGTTGGATTTCATTAAGAGATCCTTCTGTCTGTTGCCATTGGATCCAAACAAACCTTTGATTGTCATGCCACTACATCTAGATTCAGTGAACAAGGCTATTTGCTACACGCAAAATAACACTGCTCACCACTGGTTTAGTGAACCTGACAAATACGGCTACGATGAGAAAATTCTAATCGACACTATGAGAAATGTCGCCAATGAATTAGCACTACGTGGCCCCAATGATTACGAGGCTTTTGTCAAGCACGTAAACTACCGCTGCAAACTTAACGGTTTGCAGCCCATGATTTTTGAGCCATGGCGAGTGACTTTTGAATCAATTTATTTTAAAAAGACAATACCTGACCGTGAGGCTTCATTGTCCGAAGAGGCTAAAAGCAAGATCAATCTAATCTTACCTTCTTCAAGTGTGTTAGCTAGCGTATTCAGTGCTCAAACTAAAGATGGCCCTACACGAGGAACGATGGATGTCATACATGAGAGCGATGCAATCGGGGATTGCTTCGCAGCAGGAGCTGATGAACAAGTGGTTGGCGTACGCGCAAGTACGTCCGACCAACAAAGCAGTACTTCTTTGCCAACAACTGGAGGGGAGTTGGACAGCCGTTGTAACTATTGGCTGCTCAATGCACGCCGGCGTAGGCTCAACAAAAGCCGCTGCCAGACATGCAGCTATTGTCGACGCTTTCCTAGCAGAGGAAGTGCAGAGTTTACATGCCCAATCTTCTGCGGGCACGCCTGCACCAGCTGTGATGCCGTCGAGCACGATCACTGGCAACGACGATCAAGCTGTTGTTCCCTTGAGCAACATTGCAGTGGCTCCAGCGCCAACTGTTGCCGAAGCGGGACCCCATGCAGGGAATGTGAACATTTTAGATCCGTTCTTCTACACCCAGTTCATGCACCTGACGACGTTTTCGTGGACGACCAACCAGTTGCCAGGCACACTGCTGTACTCGACGCAAATATCACCTTCGGGTACTCCTGCAAACTTGGCCTATCTGAGCAAGATGTACAATGTTTGGGTCGGAGGTTTGGACTACAAGCTCAAGATTGCGGGTACAGGGTTCCATGCAGGCGCATTGGCCCTGGTACGATTGCCACCGAACATTTCAGTTTCTTCGATCACGTCACCAGCTCAGTTTACAATGTTCGAGTACGTTATATTGGATCCCAAAACGTTGGAGTGTGTATCGAAAAATGTAATGGACCAGAGAAATGTTATGTACCATTATATGTCGGATGGAACGACCGGAGGAACTCTAGCAATCTACGTACTAATGCAGCTGGCAACATCATCGACGGGCAACCAGGCGATAAATGTCGAGCTTTTCTGCAAAGCAGCACTGGACTTCGCTTATCTGCAGATGATACCTGTTTCGTTAACGAATTCAAGTCAATCGTACACCGATTATGCCAAGATGATTACAAGTACGGTAGACAACTTTTCGACGACTGGACTGGGTGTCGCACAAGTGCTCGTGTTATCAACGCAATCCACCTCCAACCTGACAGCAGGATTGGTGGCAACAGATGGGACCACGTTACAATACGACCCGGTGCCTCCGCATGTAGTCTACAAGACGAGCACGTTGAGCTCCCCAACAATGACGTTCTACACGGATTCGAACCTGTACATCAATTGGTGGAGAGTAGCACCGACGACGTTGGGAGCAGTGTCGACGAACGACTACGCTCAAGGGACGGGTTTCCCGCTGACGTTTACCCCACTGTCAGGACAATCGCTCAGAGGTGCGACGAATGGTGGTATAGTAACGCTGGCGTCGAATGTCAAAGTTTCGATGCTGCCCTCGACCAACACAGATCCATCTACGATAAGTGCAGCGAGGAACGATATACAGATTGCGTATGTCAATTGCAACATAACAATGCAGACCGGTACAGTGGTCACTGTGCCTACTGCAGGGGAGTCGCTAGTCTTTTTCCAGATGAATTTGCTAAATTCCGCCGCAGCTGGGAATCAAACTCTAAACACGTTGTCCACATTCAACATGACAGCGCTGTTCAAGTCAAGCTCGCTACCTTCACTAACGTCGACGACAGCATTGTTGTTCACTCTGAACGACTCACAGACAGGGCTGCCGCTCGTTTTTCTGAAACTATATCCAGCAGGATATTTTACAACTCCAACACCGAGTGTTCAGACAAACTTGAATCTGGAGGGATCGTACCTAACATTCCTGGGGACAATCGAGACATCGACGCCAATACCTCAGACGACCGAGATGAGACAAAAGATGACGATGGGCCGCAAGCTTGCGTCACAAACGTAGAAGCAAAAACCTTTCAAGTAGTGGATGAAGAGACTTTTTACAATTTTTGTGCTACACTTTCTGAGGAAAATGTGCAATGTCCGTCTTATTTAACGCAAAATCTCAGAAATTGCTTATTGGAACTGGAACACCTAACCTTTCTCTTGGAAACATTGAAGACGTCGTGCCGTTTGCATCAAGCAAGCTTTTTCCGGACTTCATCAGAGCAAATAACACTCCTGCGACATCGGGACTTCGAAACCCCTTTGTTGACACTTCAAGCGGTAAGAAACCAATGGCTCTTGCAGCCGCAATCGCTGGTGGTGTTGCACTTGCAACAGGAATCGCCTCTTCTGCCCAAGCAGGAGTATCGAATGCTCAAAATGCCGCCGTTACCAAATACAACACAGATGTGGGAGCGGCTGTCTCGCGAGAAGGATTTCAAAATCAAATTTCCCTACAAAAACTACAAGCTGGTCTCGCCACCAGTTTGCAAAACAACCAACAAACCTTTAGCAACGAACAACTCAATCAGCGTGTCAAAGCGCAACAAGACTACCTCGCTGCCGCCTACCAGCAGTCCAACTCAGCTTGGAGGGCCCAGTATGATGCCACCATTGGCAAACAACTAACTTCTGCGCGAAGTTACAACATACCGGACTACATGACCTTGAGAGGTCAAGTCCCTCTAGTGAATAGACAGCTTGCGGGCAACAACTTTTTCACAGCTCCACCCGGAGTTTCACCTATAACACCTATATTTAATGACTAGTGATGTGACGTCGATATGTGTTTTAACCTTTCTTTTATAATTGTATTTTAATATGTCTTA